CGTATCATCCAACCCTGTCACCATGACAGTGAAGTATTCGTCAGAAGTCAACGTACCCGCATTATCTGTGGGAGCCGTCAAATCCGCTGTGGCATTAGACACGAGCGTTGGGAGCATATTACTTCGGACAAACCGGACACCCAAGTAGGTACCAATTTCCCCATTCCAGAGCCTCTTTGCAGCCGCATAGCGAGACGCATCGATGAAATCTGGGTCCGTCCCAATGTCCTGCTCCACGAAGGTATCAACGACACCCACGTAGTGCTCTCCAAGTTCCGGATCGGAACCCCCAGACGAAGGCTCCATACCAACCGCACCATTATTCCGAAGATTCGCAACAATCTTACGAATGGTGTCGGATGTCGGCACGTCAGTAGAAGCAAGACCGTACCGCGAAGTCACCGAACCAGGATAGTAAATGGTCGTTCCGGCCAAAAGCGTCTCAAAGATCTCACGCTCTACCGTCTCAGCACTTTGATTTCCCAAGAGCTGAATAGCCTTCTGAAGTGGCTTATGCTTAATAGTCAGTTCAGCCACATCACTTAACGTCACCACGTCACCCCATTGTTCTGCAACAGCCGTCACTGTCGTGATGCTGAGAGCCCTAGAGGTCGGCGTAGTCGCCTCAGTCAGCGTAGTAACGGGCAATGGAAGCCTGTCATAGCGCGTATACTGGAACGTCTTACTGTTCTGCGAAGCCAATTGTGCCTTATCACTGATTTCATAAAAGCGAACAATTTTCTTCGCAATCATCAATGTCTTCTCGGCAATATAAGTTACAGCGTCCGAGGACAGAGTGCTAAAAGTTGTATCTGCCACTGAAAAATCACATCCTTTATTTTATTGTTAAAATGTCTGGTCGCCTAGTTTGTCTTCTTTTTCTTGTAGACTCATTGAATTGAATGCTTTCTTCGAGGAGACCTTAGTCGTCTGTGCAGTCTGTCTTTCAATACCCACCTTGGGTTTTGATTTAACCACAGAGACCTTCTTTCCTTGGACAGGGACTTTAATTGTCCCGTTCCCTTTCAGAAGATTGTAGGCCTCTTCTCGAGTGAAATAGATGCCCTGAGCAGCCTTTGTTTCCCGGAAATCGTTGATCTGTGCTTTGACCTTCGCATATCCTGGAAGAGACACCGCCTGACTTTCATCAAGCTTCTCAACAAGCTGTCCAAGCTGTTGCTGATACTGCTGTGTAACTCGGCTTAACCGAGCATTGACAGCCGTTTCGATTTCGGGATCCAGTTCAGGAAGCGTTTCTTCGTGAACAGGTTGCTGCTGGGTTCGAGCTTCGGCCAGACGCTGATACGCATTTCGTTCAGCAACCAATTCCTGAATACGTAATTCCTTTCGAGTTAGAGGCTTGTCATCATCCTCTTCCTCTGCACCAGAATCTGTTTCATCGACATCCTCTCCATCAATCACTTCATTGAGTTCGGTCTCTAAGTTTTCGTCTTGAGACTCGTCAGACGATGCATCGAGTATTTCTTCATTTACTTCTGTTTCTTCTGCCATGACTTACGTTCTCCCGATTTTTACGCTCTCTGGAGTTTTTGGAGCGAGTGGTGGTGGTTGATAGGCTAGCACATATTCTGGAGTATTGAAGAGTTGTTTGGTCTGTTTGTAGATGGCTCTCATTCGTACAGCCTTGAGGGTGTCGTCCAGCCCAATCTCTTCTCCCTCAAGCAAACTTGCTTCCGCTGTAGCAAGAACCATAGCAATCCTACTCCGAAACCATTTCCAAAATTCTGTGTCAACCCCTGATTGAACAATTTGTTTAATCTCTTCGGTACTGAGTGTGTTGTAGTGCTCTATTTCGTCTTTAAGGTCTCTCCATTCCATCACGTCTCCTTTAGAACGATTTCCCACCAAGCTTCTTCGCAAGAGTTCGGACTCCCGTAGCCGAACCTTTTGCTACAGCACTTTGTGCGCCCCCAGCAATCCGCTGTGGGGCTGTTGCACCCGCCAATACCGCTTTCTTCTGAGCAGAAAAACCTTTCTTTACAAGTCCTGGAGCTCGTTGACTCGCCGCTTGAATGGCTTTTCCTCCTATACGACCAACCTTCTGTCCTCCACCCTTAAAGCCAGAAACCGCTTTCTTCGTTGCACTCAGAGGTTTCGTGGCGATATCCTTCGCCTTTCCTGCTGCGTGCTTTGCTCCTCGGAATGGGTTAATCGCAACTTTCTTTACAGCTTTTTTGATGCTCTTAAAAAATCCCATGTGTCATCGTGTCCTTTCTCTAAAGTGGATACAGGGTTATTGTTTTTGTTTCTTCTTAAACGACAAGCCTTTCCACTTAGAAAGTGACTTCTTCTGTTCACTTTTCATTTGTTTGTGGAGGCGTTCAACAATCTCTTTTGACTTCATGGCTTCTTTTTTTACTAGTGCGGCCTTCTTCTTTGCCATTTCTTCGGCACTCTTTTTGTCAATAGGCATACTCCCATAAGGATATTCACTTGCCAATTGATTTAACTTCTTACGCCTCGCAATCATTTTTTCTGCTAAACTCGCCATTCTACTTCACGTCCTCATGGGTTAGGGGGTTGGATTGCTTCAAGATCTTCCTCTCCAGGTTGTGCGGGAGCTCCTGTATTATCAGTAGAGCCTCCCCGTTGGCTTACGGCCATCGATTGCATAGCTTGTTTCTGCTGTTGCAATTTAAACTGGTGTTCCTCAACATGCCTCATTGTAACCTTCCGAGCATATTCATCGTCAGTGGATAAGAGTTCTTGGTGAATCTGAAGATGCTCTTCATGGTTATCTTGACTACTGGTGGGAAGATACTTCCCGACAGCTAAAAGCATATTTTCGGTTTGAGCGTCAATGCTACGCTCTAACTCCTGGTCTTGAATGATCTTGTCTTCACCATCCAACCCAAGACCCTCTTTCCAAATTCTTTTAAGTAGATAAGAAAAGTTGATCGATGCTCCAGATTGTTGAATAGCTGGTAGAGCCGGAAGAGCCATGTTCCAAAACTCCATCATCTGTCGTGCTCTCACATGGATGTTTGTGGCCTGATTTGCTCCACGCCAATTAAAGAGATAGTCTCCCACAAGCATTTCAGGCGACAGGCTTTTCCAGGATTTCACGCCCTTCTTTCCCGCCACAAGGAAGATTTCTTCCTCAGTCAGAAACTGTTGGTTTCTTGTGTAAGCCATCTTGAGCCACGGAGAGAAGACATGCTCCTCCACATTTTCAGCCAAATCCATAATCGGTAAGGAGTATTCCTGTTGGATCGCTGTAATGTGTGTGGCCGCTTTTCGTCCAGTAGTTGGTATATTTGCAACACCCGGATAGGTCTCCACAATCTGTTTGACCTGATTAATGGCCTGGAAGCCAAACCCAGACACATCTCGGGGGGATTCTAATACGGCAGCGGATGGGTCGGTTAAGGCCCACATTGCTCCAGGAGCAAAGGCGATTGTGTTCAAGTTCACAACTCTGCCGGGATCGTATTTTACAATAGGATTCAGCGTATAACTCAGTGAGTCAAACGTCTGAGCCATAAGGTCGTTAATATAATATTGCAAAGAAGCCAGAGGAGCAATCAATCCGTCTGGATAAAACTCATTCTGAACCTCGGTCATTCGCGCAGCTAAATAGGGCTTTTGCTGATCATAGAACGGATTCCGTCGAATCTGTAAAACCTGAAAACTATTCGTCAGAGTAATGACAGCCTGACGGACTTCTGGTTTATCCTCAGTTCCAAAATCAAACCAACCCCAATACTCAATGAGCGTTACATAGGGGATCTTAGGGATTTCAGTTGTTGCTGTCTGTCCATCAATTTCTAGTCGTGCCTCATGTTTCCACTGAAAAATGTCGTCAGAGGAGCTGGCTCGTAGATTCTCAGTATTGTCATAGTACCCCTCTTCGCCCTTTCGTTTTACATCATCAAGAGGCAACCGGAAGATCTCGAGAACTCCATACGCTTCTTCTATTGAATTTGCTGTAGGAGGATAGACATAAGTATCAAAGACATCACAGATATCAAAGGTTGGATTGTTCTTAATCGCAACCTGCTTTTCTTCCTCAACAAATTTAACCCGAACTTCTCCAGTCTCTCGAAGCGTCTTTCGACCCAACTCGTCGTAGACATACTTTTTAATGACCTCTTGAATTTTAGTGAGGCCAACCAGGTTTCGTGTTTCCTTCTCCCAAACACACTTAATAGGGCTCCAGCCGTACATCACAAGCTGACGAAGAAAACGAGAAACCTTTCCCTTAATCCGGACTTTCTTTTCGATCTGCCACTTTAAATGCTCGGCAACTACGTCTGCATCCTCATCAGAATCAGGGGAAACGGGCTCTACTTCAAAAAGATCATCAGTTGGAAACAGTGCTTTCTTTAATCGAGAAACGTAGAACTCTACATTCTTTCGGAGTTGAGGATCAAAAACATCAACAGAGCCCTGATAGTATTTTACATCAAAGACTGCTCTGTAGATCCGATAGTATGCAAGCCACTTCTCGTCAAGAGAAGCTCGTTTCGAGTATACATCAAACGTAATCTGCTTAACAAATCCCGAGGCTCGTTCTGACAACTCGCTATCTGTTGCGTGGTTGGCGTCATCAATCTTATATGGCAAGTCGAGTCCCTGCTCTCATTGGTTTGGTATGAGATCGCACAATTGCGCTCGTTCTCAAATCAGTCAATTGGCGACCACCTTGGAGAGTATAGAGATTCACAAAGATATACCGTAAGGCGTCTAGTCCATGAAGAAAATAATTCTTTTCTTCGGCCATACCTTCGTTCATCCCATCCCCACGAATATGAACCCCGTCTTGCTTATAGGTACACCCAAAAATCATCGCATCTGAAAGATACTGACAATTCGGGTGAATCTGTAAAGCAGGGCGATCTCCAATTAGTAGTCCAAGACGGCGTCGAATTAGATTCAGTCCGTCTTCAACAGTGCTCTTTCGATATGAAGGGTAGATTCCCTTGCTATTTAAAATTTGAATCGAAGTCTTCTCCGATTTATCCGTGACCTGAACTCCCGCAGGATCACAATAATCCTGTGCGACGCAACGAGGAAACCTTGTATTGGATAGTTGTAAAACTTGGTCCGCAAAATCATCGATAATTATGTCTCGCCCAATTAGAACGTGGAGCACAGCCATTCGGTCCATTGGATCAATCTGAGCGAAGACACATGCAGGCCGATGATACCCAAAATCCCAACCTCGATAGAGAAGGGATTCCGGCATAAATTGGAGCTTTGGATTAATATGAAGTTGCTCAGAGAAATTTGCAACGACTCGAGTAACCCCCGTTTGAACCATTTGAAGTTCATTTTCTCGGTTCCAATCATCCTCCACCCAACCTACTTTAGCGACTTTTTTCCAGGCGTCGTCTCTATCCGGTCGAGCAGAGTAATGAATCTCGAGGAGCTTAAATACTCCTCCATGCTCTTTCGTATTTCTGCGGCACTGATAGGAGAAATTCTTTTCTCGTGGAGGGGTCGTGCAAGCGATAAATTGACCGCCTCCATCAACGATTGGTTTAAGTGCTCCAAAGGTTTCCTGGAGTTTCTCTTGAAATCCGAATTCGTCGGAAAAGATCGACGAGTATGTAAAAGATCGAACCTGATCTGGTCCTTGTGGAATTCCGAAGACGTCGCTTTGCATTTCGGGGATTTTAATCCGACAGTAACTAAAAACCGCTTCAGGCTTCCAAGAAGGAAGTTGGTCATAGATCACCTTCATTCTTTGAATGAGAGCATCCGCATCGTCGCTCTTCTTACTCTGGACTGCAACCTTCTTTCCAGGATGGAGCAATGCTTTCCACAAACAATAAGACACACAGACCCAAGTAGCTAAGATCTGTCGACTCTTCCAAATGAAGAGCCAGTTTTCTTTGACAAGATTCTCGCAGAGCTCCTGAATATAGGGCCACTCATAGGGAATCTTCTTGAAAGCTTGTCCTGTTTTATCGTGCTCATCTAGTGTCTTCACCAAATCTCTCATAAACAAATGAAAGTCTTTGGCGTAGATCTCTCGCAACAACTTGATCTTCTCGGCTGTCGAGAGCTTCTTGAGTTGTTGCTCGATAGACATAGAAAGTTAGTTACCCACCGCAAAGGTATCTGCAACAGATTCACTCGTTGCTCCAGTATCGGTTGATCCACCAGAAGCCGCAGATCGAAGCGAAGCAGTCGCATAAGTATCAGACGCACCATGGTCGTGCGTAATATAGTCTACACGAAGAGCATTCAGTTCTGTGATGATCGTATTTAGCAATGTAATCAACGTATCCCAATCATTGTCCGGAGCCTTCCGGTCTCCGTGTCGCAGTGCTTTAGTCGATAGTGTTTTTGTCGCCATAAAGATCACATCCTCTCAAGTTATGTGTTATTATTAGATGAACCTCGATCGCTGGTTTGTTAAAATAGGGAGCAGGAGAGCCCCTGTAGTTGGTGAGTATCCTGTAAAAGCAAGCATACCCGACGGTGGAGTAATCAGGAACGAACCAAGAATTGTAATGTCTGGCAATTCCCCAACAAGATTTAATGTCCCAACAGGTGGAGTAATTCGAAAAACCTGTTGGATTGTTGGTGCAACTCCAAGTGTGGCTATTGCGCCCACAGGTGGAGTAATAATATTGTTCTGTATTACATTTGAAACGTCTCCTGTAAGTACCAACGCACCAACAGGAGGCGTCACTCTATTGTCTTGTTGTAGTGTTGGGATCAACCCACTTATTCCCAGAATTCCCGCTGGAGGAGTAATAAGAGAAAGCCCACTAATTGAGACTGTAGGAGGATTCCCTAAAGAAACCAATGCTCCAACAAGAGGAGTTAATATAGCGTTCAAGAGCAAAGAAGACGCATCAACACTAAACCCTAGCGAACCCGTACCCGGAGTAATAGAAGTAGATTGAATAACTATAGGTACGTTGCCAGTAATTAACATAGTCTATCCTAGGCTAAGGTGAAGACTCCAGTAGCTGCCGGGAAAATCGACAAAGTGTTCGGGCTCGTAATACTAAACGCAGCAGAAGATAAACTGCAATAACACAGAAGCTTGCCTGCTCCTGCGCCCGTTGAATTACGAATCAGAGCGAAACGAATATTGTTTAAAGCAGATCCACTTGCAGTAAAGATTAGTCCGGCAGTCGTATAGTCGAACTGATATTGTTTTGCAGAAACCCCAACAGTCCACTGTCCTGCGGCAGGAGCAATATTTCGTCCATCAGCAACATAA